CTACTTAAACTATTAATGTAAGTTTCCCAATTGCTCCTGTTAATGTGTGAAGAAGTGGTATCAATCAAACTCTTTGTGAATTGCTGACCTGATAATGTAAGATAATCCCCCGTTCCTGTAAGTGTTGCTGCATCGTGCAAATCTGTTTTGGTTGCGTCCCAAATTAGAGTATCAGATATCAATTGATAAGATTTCATCCCAATAACCTGGGAACTGTCAACCCTGAAACCAGTTGAATCAAATTGAGTTAATAAAAATTGTGAAGGTAATACATACGCTATTTTACCTTCTATATGTGTCAGTAAAGTATCTGTTCCTCCATTCTCTAAATAAGTTATCCACAACGCTGAATCAGCCTGAATGCTCTTAGACTGAATAGTGTCGTAATTCACTATCCCTATCTGGGAATAGGCAGAAAATGTTAATAGAGTGAATAATATGGTTAAAATCCTTTTCATTTTGCTAAATTACTAATTTTCTATCGTTGCTATATATTTTAACGTACAATTTTTTGGCACATAAATCGTAAATCCTGTTACCGATTCCCCCGATACGCTATTTCCAACCTGATAACCATTTGAATCATAAGTGTAAACCCAAACTATCACCGTACTCCCTGCCGGAAATGCTTTTTTATATAACACCTCATTATTTCCTGCGTTTAAAGTCTGTGTTGAAGCTCTCGGCAAAATTGGCTTACTCTCACTATAAGAACTTTCATAACTGTAAGCAGGCAAACTTTGTTGCTGAAAATAGTCCTTGTTTCTACTTTTTGATGTTACAGTTACAATTATACTCATGTCAGCGTTTTAAATTCTAATTGATTATCAGAATATCCTATCGCACCACAATTTTCAGCATAAGCACGAACATAATAAGTAGTATCCGCATTCAAATTAATCAAATTTCCCACATATTCCCCAGGCCCATATCCCATCGAACTATAATTATCTGCTAATGTAGGATTACCAACTGTATTCCAACAAATACCTCTTTCGTAAACTTCTGAATCTCCTTCGCTTATAACCTTTCCGTTTGCATTTGCCGAGTTATTGGTAATATTATAAACTACTCCTAACATCTCAACTTCTGCTGAAATTGAATTTTCTTTAATCAATTTTATTTCTGTATTATTATCATATTCGTATAATTGAATTTCATATTTGTCCATTGCCGGGTAATGCACCAATCCCATTAATAGAAATTTTTTGTTACTCTGTTCGCTGTCGACATATTGAGAAAAAAGTCTGAGAACAGAAGTGCTAAATACAGAAGATGTTATTTTTTGTTTACTTGAATTATAAAGCCGAAACTTATTAATGAAAATCCATGCAATTAATGAACAATATTTTATCCCATCAGTTGTCCATCTTTCTGTTTCTTCACCGTAATCTGTTCCGCGTAATACTCCACTTTTATAATTCTTATTAGCAATATCAAACAAATCAAGTTCTATTTCTTTTTTATCCAAAAAGTCAGTATTAATCGAACCATCAATAACATCATTGTCAATTGTTGCATTACTTGTAATAATCACATCCCCGTACCAACAATATTGAGCAGGCAAATCTTGATATAAAGTATCTTTTCTTACTATTTCTTCAGTTGCAATACACAAAACCAACGACTGATCTCCGTAATAACCCGATCCTAAATCATTAATATTTATATTGATATTAACTTCATAGGTCATATTATCCTTATCGAAACTGTCGCCATCAACGGAAATTTCTTGAAGTGAATTTGCCTCAGTAGATTCATTTATTTCCCACAATTTATTATCTTCATTATATGTAATAAAATTATTTTCAGGAGTTAACCGTAAATAATATTTAAAAACAAATTCATAATCTGATAAATTCCCTGTATATGCTTGTAATATGCTACCATTATCGATTCCAAACTTAAATTTTATATTTATTTTTGAATTCTCATTAATGGTCATTTCAAACTTCGTATAAATCCCTCTATGCCACTCAATAAGATGTGGACTATAAATAAAATTTCCAAGAATATAATCAATCCCCCCTTTCCAAAATTGTCTTAAAATGCAATTAGAAATGTTGTTGTGAGGAGAAGTCAGAGGAAGCCATACTAAATAAATATCCCCATCATCCCAATATTCCCAAGTTCTATAATCAGGATAAGGAACTACACCAGATATAGCAGAAGCATCTGAAAAATCATTAATCGTCAAATTAAGCAGCAACCCATCGTCTGTGTTTGTGAGAACTCTTATCAATTTACATCCTGGAATCACCCTTATTGTTTGGCTTTTACTCGTAAAAATAATATCATGCAAATCATTTGTCGTTTTGCTAACATTCACAACTGAACCCGCATCAGAAACGCCGTAACTTACACCACTTACATATTCCACATAATCAACGGATGGCGTCCAAATATCTTCATACCTTTCAATATACCATTTCCCATCAAAATAATATAGGTAGCAGTTAAAAGTTGTGAGAATACTTTCGAGAATTTCCAAACTATTTTTTCGGTCTATGTTATCTTCCCAAAATATTTCAGTATAGAATCCATTTTTATTGAACAAAGTTTGCCCGGCAGATAATATATCGTTTTTTGCATACAAAGAAGAATTCACCCGAATATTAAAATTACTTCCTGTTTGCCTTAGAATTTCATCAATAATATCAATAAATGAAATTTTCTGTAAGTCTTCTATTTTCGTAGGGATAAGATGTTTTAATTTACTCAAATAACTACTTGCAACAATTTGAATAGATTGTCTTTTAAGATATTTTTGTGAAACAACATCACAATTTATGTAGCCTTCAAACAATGACGCTTCACTTCCAACCGTTATTATTTCAACTCTTACTTTATATTCTCCCTCGGTTGCATACATTAACGGGAGTAAATCAAAATAATTAGCCTGGTCGTTTATAATTTCAAATTCACATCTGGACCCGATTATATATTCTTCATAACCTTCAAAAACATGACTGATACGAAAAGCGTCCCGGCTGCTCAATTTTAAAATTGTAACATCTCCGATATAATCTTTTTGGTCTAAATAAATATAACCTTTTAGATTATTTGATGCCCATTCACATTTATATTTATTTCCAAATGCCATTAAAAATTATAATTTATATTTGACTGCTCGTCTAATATACCAATTAAATCCCGTCCTTCAATTTTAAATTTCACTTTTGAAGCTCCAAATCCAAATTCAGGTAACCTATCCGGCGGCAAAACAGTTTCACCGGAACTTAACATTGCCGGATAAGTGTCCCCGCTATATCCGGGAGGGACAACTCCACCAGTGGCCATTTTGGGAACATTACTTGCCCACATAGCTTTTAATGCACCTATTCCAATACCAGCTAAAATTAACCCAGGTAATCCTTTTTTTGCTTCACCGGCTATCATGCCAGCAATAGCCTGAGCTAAAAGTCCATTAATAATCTGTTGAAGCCCATCTAACATCGAACTTACATAACTTTGAAAACTGACCTCGGCCCCGGCAAATCCAGCTCCAAGTTCATTAAATAATCCTGCCATTGCTCCACCAGCAACCTGTGCAAGTTGTTTGTATTTTTCAGTTATTTCATCAGTAGTTTTATTGTTAGATTCAGCAATTTTATCATTCCAGTATTTTGTTATATTATATCTTTCTTCTTCTGTCCATTCATGAGCTTCAAGCATCTGATTCATTCGTTCCCTCATCAACTCAACCTCACTCATACTTGCTTCCCTAACAGTATTTAATATTTCCTGTTTTGCTTTTTCCTCATCAGCAATTTCTTTCTCCCGAATGGCATCAATCATTCCCTGATAATGTTCCCTTATTTTCAACTGTTCGGCTTCGCTCCATTCAAAAGCATCAAGTTTAGCCTGCATAGTTTCCTGAACCTGCTCAATCTCGGTTAATCCAGCTTTTCTAATTTCTTCAAGTATTTCTTCACGTGCTTGTTTTTCTTCTTCAAGTGCTTTCTGTGTGACTTTCCCTTCAGTTTCTTTTTGATTGATTAATGTTGCTTGCCTTCTTAATAGAGTTCTAAGCTCATTATCTTGAGAACGTTTTAATTCAAGTATTTCAACTTCAAGTTTCCTTTGGGCCTCAATATCATCAATATTTGATTCACCTGCTTTATTCCTTGCTATCTGAATAGCAAGTTCTTCTTGTTTTTGAGAAAGTAATATTTTGTTTTTTTGTTCAACTAAAGCAGTAGCTTTTGCCATTGCCTCAATTTGTCGATTTAAATCCTGTTGATCATCATTAGCTATCCTTCGATTTTCCGCAATTTCAGCATCAATTTTTGCCACTTTCACACTTTCATCAGCTATTCGTTGCCGGAGTTTTATTTCCCTCTCATTTAAATCCTGTAATTCTTTGCCTTTATTATTTATATCTGAAAATACATCGCTAATTTTTTGAAATGGCTCCACTATCCCGGTGGCAATTTGAGCGGCAGCTTTTCCAAAATCTTCCATTGCATCGCCGGCTTCCTGAAAGTATTTCTTGCTTTCTTCACGTGCATTTTTGTCGAAAATTCCCTTAACAGCAAGCGCCGCACCATTAGCCCCTTTACTTATTACTTCCCATCCAGCCTGAACCATTTTAATCATGCCCTGGAAACGATTAATCATATTTTGCTTAATAATTTCCCATAAATCCTTGACTGCCTGCTGAGGGTCTTCAAATGCTTTAACAATCCACCTACCAAGTTCAATGAATCTATCTTTAAGGTACATAGCTACACCTTGCAGGTAACCCATTATCTCAGCCATCTTTTCCTGACCGTCAACTGAACCTTTGAAATAAGAAGTAAGCGCAGCAATAGCAGCTCCTAAGGCTCCAATTGCAAGACCTACCGGTCCAAGCGCAGCATTAAGTCCCTTCGCTGCCATTGACATCGACTTCATTCCCTGAACTGCTGACCCGGCAGCTGGATTAATTGCTGACAATCCCTGCTCCATTGGTGCAATCGCTGCTCCGGCTGATTGTGACATTTTTTTTGAAGAATCGGCAATACTTTTGCCAGTTGACTTCATGGTTTTATCAGTGGTGGCCATTGACTGCTTTGCTTCATTCAGCTTCTGATTAAGTGGAGCTGTTGTCGCAGTGATAGCATATGAAAGACTCCCAAGCATATTATAATTTTTAAAAAAAATGCCTGAATCCTTTTGCGGGATCAGGCTTTATTCTTGTTGTATTTTCGATCCAGTTTTTTCCATTCTGCCTTCGTAGGTATTTTCACCGTATTGGCAAACTCCCACGAAAACTTCCAAAACCTCTTTACGTCATGTATCATTCCGCTTCTTTTCAACCCTTTGTTTCTTAAAACAGTTCCAATATACCGATTAAGATACATGGATTCTTTTATATAGCCAAAATGATACTTTTCATGGTCTTTAAGTGCAAAGTCCAATTCCAAGGGTGTAAGGTCATCAAACTGCTCGTGCGATAGACCTAAACGTGAGAGAGCGATAGCATATATTTCTGAAAGTGTTATTTCTTGACGCTCAGATTCGCCCCCTTCTGAGCGTCCTGGGAAAAAGTCGTAAAAGCCTGAATAAATTCAGTTAAACTTTCTTCCAGAACATCTTCCATCTGTTCACGTTTTAAATCAAATTCTTTGCCTGCAAAAGCGCAACCTTGTTTCAGCCCATGAAAGAGTAATGATTCAGCACCTTCATAATCGAAAGTAGTCTGGTCACCCCTAAAATCACGTCCCAATTCAGCGTTTACGCCTTTTAACGCCTTATATCCTATCCGTAACGGATATTTTTTACCCTTGAATGAAATTTGTTTTACCATTTTTTATTTTTTTGAAATTTTGCCTGAACCTTGAATATTGCCTGAATAAGTCACTTTGTCTCCTACAGCACCATCGAATGAAAGGTTTTGCAAAAGTCCATTACCCTCCCAATAGTTGCCTCCTGTTGGCTCTGCTGAATCACCAATTCCAATAGCAACCGGATAAATACTATTATTATTAACTAAGTGGTCAAACAAATTGTCAAACGTTCCTGAACCTAACCCGGTTGCTCCATGTGAACCAGCTTCACCCGCAGTTCCATCTCTTGTTACCATTGATCCAAAACTAATTGTCCAGTTTTTGTTATCCCCCAAAAATTCATCAAATCCTGCTGAATCAAAAGAAGTAACATCAACCATTGTCTTGTCAATGTTAAATGAAAAGTCTGTGCATCTGGCAATGACCATACCGCTTACTTTTACCACAAACTCTTTTGCTAATCTTACTATATTTGTTGTACTCATTTTTAATTACTTAAATACGTTAATTGAAATCTCATGTTTATATAATGACTGTTTATTTTTTCTTCTCGAAAAAGATTAGTCATTTGGAGTTCCACAAAAACTCCGTTATAGTGATATTCGTTTAAATCAGAAATTACAGAACTTACCATCGTGTCAAGTGTTGACAAATCGGGCACACCCATCTGGACATTTGCATCTTTTGCATAACAGTTAATATTTACTTCAACTGTTTGAATAGAATCTTTAGGAACTCCCAAACTGTTAATAACATAGAACTTATCCCCTTCATAGGTATCCGGGAATGAATGTTTAAACCTCGGCGTTACCGTTAAAAGAGAACTTATTAAATCGACTGTATCTGTTATTACAATCATTTGGCTAAACTTGAAAGTCCCTGTTTAATTAATCTTTGATGTTGAGCTTTTGCCGTATTAACGGAATTACTGATAACATCATATCCTCTCGATTCAACCGCTGCGGCATATTCCATGCCTGCCACCAAAATAAGTCCATGATCATCAATCCGTGATGCTACGTCATTGGCTGCTTCCTTCCCTTTATTCGCCCCTTCTCCTTGTCCAAAGGATTCAGCGATTTTATTTTTATCTTCAATAACTATAAAACCAATAGAATTACGCAAATTAGCTGTTTGATCACGATAGGTATTTGTTTGACGCGCATTACTAACAAACGATTCACCGACAAAATTATTTGCCCGGCTTATCTGCCTGTCAACTTCACTGGCAAATTTATCCATATTACGTGATATATCTCTTACAGCCATATCTGCGTTCCTCTCTGTCTTTTAGCCATCCTTTTGACATTTCCTGTCCAAAAACTTGTGTCACCTTCTTTAAGTTCAGCATCAGCATTATAAGGTATTCTGTCATCCATGTGTTCCGCGTAAAACATCCAATCATACACTATCTGCGAACCGTCCTCTAATCGAACTAAATTCCCTTTTCCGTTTGCTTCTGCCCGGCCTTCAATTGAAACGCTTACTGCTGTTCCAACTGTATAATCACCGGCTTCATTAAAACTACCTTCTTCACGGTAGCTCACTTCAAGCGTATGTGGATACCTTACCACGGACTTACTCCCCTTACAACATTTCTTCTGCGAACTCCTAAACTGTCTGCTAATTTCTGCCTTGCTGCTTTTACGGCTTCTATGTTGATATTATAGCTCAATGAACCTTCCGTTAAATTTGCGCTGCCTAAAATCATATCATAACAAGCTAATGTTGCCTTGTCGATGTTTGTTTTTTCGGCTGCACTATAAATCCCGGCTGAATCAACACCATTATCAGTTAACGCTTTCACGAAGTGACCCTCTGTTAGAATCACTCCGTGTGCGTCAGATATATTTACCCGTATGGCTTCAAGGTTTGTCATTTTAGAATGTTGTTAAATCTTCCGTGTTAACAATACACATCTGGCTTGCAACTTCCAACCCTGGGAATGCTGCTATCTCTCCACGTGTGTATTCGCCGAATGGTTCAGTCTGCGACCATTTGCTCACTAAAACATTGTTAGCAGTCGCATAATCAACTCCTTGAACCGGACTGATTTGTTCGATTGATAATGAATTGTGTATAATACCCAAATCACCATCGGGAACAAATGTAATATACTTTTTATCAGCCCACGGATCAACGGTTGTCAACTTTCCATCCTTTTCAGTTGCGACACGAATATCAATCAACTCAATTACTGGCAATCCCTGCGCCCTTAGATAGGCATTCAGTCCATTCAGACTAAATAACGCATCCTGTCCGGTTACGATTCCCGCTGAACCTTTCAGGTGATTTTGTACCTGTTCATTGTTCAACAAAATCCATAACTTTTCAGGAGACATAAGTATTCTGCCAAATTTGATGCTGTAATCTTTCCAGAATTTGCGGGTCAAATACTGAATATCGGTTATCGGTGTGGCTGTTGCTTTCAAGTCATCTGTCCATAACCTGTTAGCTGTACCTCCGGTTGCAAATGCATCATTTGTTGCCTGTTTA